TTGCATTAAACCAATACGATGGCATCAACAAAAGTAACCGGAGAGGTTATTCAAGATTTAACAATTGAAGGAGCTAAAATAGTAAACGCAACTATAGGGTCTACTAAGGTAGATTCGTCTATTGCTAAGGTGTTGTCTCTTACTCAGGCGGCGTATGATGCCCTTTGATCTTATGATAATTCTACATTATACATATAAATAAAATAAATTGAAATACATTAGAAAGATATCAGTGGGTGCTGATTATAAAAATGCCATGCACTATATTGTTGGTCAAGAAGTACTTGGAGGCTCTTATGTTATAAATGACATAAGTCAGGAAAAAAACGGGTATTCCATTTGGGTTAAAAAGGATGGAGAAGTCATTAAATGGAAAGAGGTATCAAATATTCCATTAATCATTGAATACAATCTTAACGTATTATGACTCCAAGGTGGAAGTATTTAATATCCCCACAAGGAGAAGAGTACAATAATCATAAAGACTTTGCTGGGGAGTCTTTTATAGTGAACACATCTATAGAAGACGCTAAGTATGTGAACAGAGTTGGAGTTGTTAAAGCATCACCACTTGATTCTGAGATTCCTATTGGAAGCTTAGTCATTGTTCATCACAATGTATTCAGGACTTACTTAGATATAAAAGGCAATAAAAGAAAAAGTAATGAATACTTTAGAGACGGATTGTATTTAGTTGATGACAGTAGAATATACATGTATAATGATGGGAGCGGTTGGAAGTGTACTAAAGAATATGTTTTTGTCTCTCCTGTTGATTACATTCAGGATGATGAGATTCATAGATCAGACAAGAAGGAGGAGGAGCATGTGGGAGTTATAGTGCATGGGTCAATATATGATAAAGGCACTAGAGTTGGATTCACAAAAAACTCGGAGTATGAGTTTGAGATAGAAGATAATAAGATGTATAGAATGCAAGTTAAAGATATTTGTCTTAAATTTATATAAATGGGAAAGTCATTAAACAGAAGGGGAAAGTATAGCCATTGTACAAGAGCGCAGAAAAATGGTAAGAATAAACCCGCTAAGAAAAAATAACTATAATTAAATTAAAATGAGTAAAGACTCAATTAACGTAAAGTCTAATGGACTTCGCAACGAACTGAAAGAGATACGCAAAAGTATCGACAAACTTACTAACGCCATTATTATGGCACAAACAAACAAACGCTATGAAAAAAGCTATAATCACAATCTCACTTATCCTTCTGACGGGATGCAGTGGATATACAGCAGCACTACTGGAGGGCAAGAGATACACAGCAACACTACTGGAGGGCAAGAAACTGGAATTCCAAATGATGACTAAAGATGTCTGTAGGGATAATAAGCATGAGGTTAAGTTAGCACAAAATTTATGGAGAGAGATGTTTCGAAACAACCCTCAGATGTACGAAAGACAATAGAAAGAGTTATAGGTGCTGGAGAAAGAGCTGTTGAAGAACTCATAAAAGTTGCTGAAGAAGAAATCATAACAGGTAAGCCTAATGATGAGTTAGCCGCTGACAGACTGAAGAATGCTGCGGCAACTAAAAAGCTTGCAATATTTGACGCCTTCGAAATACTACAGAGGATAGAGAACGAAAGAGAAAAGCTTAATGGCACGGACGAATCTGAAACAAGTAAAGGAAAAGATAAAGGATTCCAAAGTTTCGCAGAATCTAGGGGAAGACAGTCTTAGCCTTTGTCGCAAATTATCTGACATTGTTCCTAACTCTATTGTTAAAAGAAACAATAAACTCAAGAAGTGGGAGTATGGATATAATAAGGATTATAACATAATTATTATATCTAAAGATGGAACTTTAGGTGATGTTATTGAGATTCAAAATCTAAAAATAGGATTACCTTTGCAGCCGAAAACTATATACTCAAGGAGTGAAAAACAATCAGATCAGTATTGGGAGCCAAGAGAATATCCAAAAGAACTTCAAAAGATTAAAAGCATTTTTCAATGGAATGAATATCCATCTTCATTTAAAGAGTCTTGGATATTATATATTGAATCTGAATTTGAGAAAAGAGAGAATGGTTTTTGGTTTAAGAATAATGGTCATTCTACTTATATCACCGGCTCTCATTACATGTATCTCCAGTGGACCAAGATTGATGTTGGGCACCCAGAGTTTAGGGAATCAAACAGATTATTCTATATATTCTGGGAGGCATGCAAAGCTGATATCAGATGCTTTGGAATGTGCTACCTCAAAAACAGAAGGTCTGGCTTTAGCTTCATGTCATCATCAGAAGCTGTTAATCAAGCCACCATTACTTCAGATGCTAGATTCGGTATCTTATCAAAAACAGGCTCTGATGCTAAGAAAATGTTTACAGATAAAGTTGTTCCAATATCCACAAACTATCCATTCTTCTTTAAACCAATACAAGACGGGATGGACAGGCCAAAGACAGAGCTTGCTTACAGAGTGCCAGCATCAAAGCTTACAAGGAAATCAATCGAGCAATCTAACACCGAAGATCTTACTGGGCTTGACACCACTATTGATTGGAAGAACACCGGAGATAACTCTTACGATGGCGAGAAGTTGCGACTCCTTGTCCATGATGAGTCTGGGAAGTGGGAAAGACCCGATAATATCCTTAACAACTGGAGAGTCACTAAAACTTGTCTCCGACTAGGCAGAAAAATTATTGGCAAGTGCATGATGGGATCAACATCGAACGCCTTGGATAAGGGAGGGGACAACTTCAAAAAACTATATAGATCTTCTGATGTTACTGATCGTAATTCTAACGGACAAACAAAAAGTGGAATGTATAATTTATTTATTCCAATGGAGTGGAATATGGAGGGGTTCATAGACAAGTATGGTCAACCTGTACTTAGGACTCCAGAGATTCCAGTGGAAGGTATAGACGGAATGGATATAGATATAGGGGTCATAGATTATTGGAATAATGAAGTGGAGTCTTTAAAGAACGACGCTGATACTCTTAATGAATTTTACAGACAGTTTCCTAGAACAGAGAACCATGCTTTTAGGGACGAGTCTAAAAATACTCTTTATAATTTAAGCAGGATATACGAGCAGATAGATCATAACGATGGAATAGAAGGTCAAAGAGTTGTCCAAAAAGGAAACTTTTCTTGGAAAGATGGAAGAAAAGATACAGAGGTTATATGGACTCCAAATCCAAAGGGAAAGTTTTATGTAACATGGATACCTCCATTGGAACTTAGAAATAGAACTATAAATAGAAATGGTATAAAGTATCCTGGAAATGAACATATTGGTGCATTCGGATGTGATAGCTACGATATCTCTGGAACAGTAGGAGGGGGAGGGTCTAATGGAGCTTTACACGGATTGACTAAAGTTAATTTTGATGGACCATCAAATATGTTTTTTTTGGAATATATAAGCAGACCGCAGACCGCTGAAATATTTTATGAGGATGTGTTGATGGCGTGTGTATTTTATGGCATGCCAGTACTTGCGGAAAATAACAAACCAAGATTATTATACCATTTTAAGAACAGAGGATATAGAGGATTTAGTTTATCGAGACCAGATAAACACAAAAACGATTTATCAAAAGCAGAAAAAGAACTAGGAGGAATACCATCTTCTTCTGCCGTAATATCAATTCATGCCGAAGCCATTGAATCTTATATAGAAAAAAACGTTGGCTTTTCTGATTCTGGGTCTGGCAACATGTACTTTACTAGGACTTTACTTGATTGGGCAAACTACGATATAAATAATAGAACTAAGTTTGACGCCACTGTTAGTTCTGGTTTTGCAATTATGGCTAATAACAAATATGTAAACAAACCACCAAAAAATGTTAAAGAAATAAATGTTACCTTTGCAAAGTACAATAATGGTGGAATAACTAGTACAATACTGAGATAGATAATTTATGAACGGAGTTCAAACAAGGAACGTTGTTGGCTTTCCAGATCAGCTCGCTTCTGATGCTGAAAAAGCATCTAAAGAGTATGGGTTAATTGTTGCCCGAGCAATAGAATCTGAATGGTTCAGAAAGGAAAGTGGTACATCAAGATTTTATAATAATAGAGATACGTATCATAAGCTTAGAACTTATGCTATGGGAGAGCAGTCTGTTCAAAAATATAAAGACGAGCTTGCAGTCAATGGGGATATATCGTACTTAAATTTAGATTGGACCCCTGTTCCTGTAATACCTAAGTTTGTAGACATTGTTGTTAATGGAATGCAAAATAGGCTTTACGATGTAATGGTGGACGCTGTTGATTCATTATCCTCAAACAAAAAGGCCATGTACAAATTAAAGTTGCAGGCCGAAATGAGGAACAAAGAAAGTCTTCAAGAGATACAAGCAATTACCGGAAAGGATATGTTCGATCAAGATCCTTCGACTCTTCCTCAAAGCACAGACGAATTAGAACTTCATCTTCAGTTAAACTACAAAGACGACATTGAGATAGCTCAAGAGAAAGCTATTGAAAATGTTTTGAAGATGAATAACTATGAGCAGATTAGAAATAAAGTTGATGAAGATCAAACAACTTTAGGAATCTCTTCCGTCAAACATTCTTTTAATGTTCATGACGGGATTAAAGTTGATTATGTGGATCCAGCTAATTTAATATGGAGCCCTACAGAAGATCAAGACTTTGAAGATTGCTACTATTTTGGAGAAGTTAAAAATGTAAATATTACGGAGCTAAAAAAAATAGACCCATCTCTAACCCAAGAAGATATTAAAGAGATATCTAAGATGTCATCTAAATGGGATGCTTATCAAGGAATCAGAGGGGGATATAAAACAGATAACTTTGATCACAACACAGCAACATTGCTGTACTTCTGTTACAAGACGGATAAGAACATCGTATACAAGAAAAAGAAAACACCTCAAGGAGGAGAAAAGGTGCTTAAAAAAGACGATCAATTCAACCCACCAAGAACAGAGAAAGCTAGATTTGAAAAACTTTCTAAAAGAATTGACGTATGGTACGAAGGTGTACTTGTTCTAGGAACAAATCACATTTTAAAATGGGACTTAATGAAGAACATGGTTCGTCCCAAATCCTCAGTGAGCAAAGCGGTTGCTCCTTATATTGTAAGTGCTCCAAAAATGTACAGGGGACAAGTGGATTCACTGGTAAAAAGAATGATTCCATTTGCTGATCAAATACAGTTAATACACTTAAAGCTTCAGCAAGTAACGGCTAAGATGATTCCAGATGGAGTCTATATGGATATTGACGGACTAAGTTCAATTAACCTTGGCAACGGAGCGACTTACACTCCTCAAGAAGCATTGAATCTTTATTTCCAAACTGGATCTGTTATAGGTAGATCTTTCACAGAAGAAGGAGAGTTTAATCATGGAAAGATGCCTATTCAAGAATTAACTTCTTCTGGGGCTAATGCAAAGATATCTTCTTTGATAAATATGTATAACTACAATCTAGGAATGATCAGGTCTGTAACTGGATTAAATGAAGCTAGAGATGGTTCTATGCCTGATTCTAATTCTTTAGTTGGAATACAAAAGATGGCTGCCCTTAACTCTAACACTGCTACTAGGCACATACTAAGGTCCGGTTTAAATACCACTAGAAGATTAGCCGAAGGGATTACTTATAGGATGTCTGACATATTAGAATATTCAGAGTTTAAGGAAGACTTTGCGAAATCAATTGGAAGATACAGCATGGAGATTTTGAAAGAAATTAAAGATCTTCATCATCATGATTTTGGAATATACATCGAGCTTCATCCTGATGAAGAAGAAAGAGCGGTTCTTGAGCAACACATAAATACTTCTTTATCACAAGGTAAAATTGACATTGATGACGCTATAGATATCAGAAATGTAAGAAATGTAAAAATAGCCTCTCAACTTTTAAAAGTAAGAAAGCAAAGCAGAGAAAGAGACGCAAGGAAACAGCAACAAGAAAACATTCAACAACAAGCTCAAGCAAATCAAAGTGCGTCAGTGGCTGCTGAGCAAGCCAAGCAACAAAGGGAGATGGCTAAAAAGCAAGCTGATATGGAGCTAATGAAAATGGAGTCTGACCTTAAATTGTTAGAGATGGAAAAAGAGTTTGCATTAAAGCTACGGCTTATACAGGCTCAAAAATCTTTAGAAGGAAATATTCAAGGGATGCAAGTTCAAGGTCAGTTAACTAAAGAGAAGTATAGAGAAGACAGAAAAGACAAGAGGACTGCTAAGCAGGCAACTCAACAATCGAAACTTATTCAACAAAGGCAACAGGACTTAGATCCAATAGACTTTGATGGTCAAGATTTATTAAGTACTGATTATTAAGCTTTTACAAAAGTTTAATTATTCGTAATTTTGTAAACTAATTTAATTTAAATAAAATGGAAGATTTCAAAGTTTATGCTTTGGATGATGAGGGGAACAGAATAGAGCCTCAACAGCCTGAAGCAGAACAAACACAAGATGAAGTTCGGGAGCCTAGTCAAGAAATTGCTACGGAAACTGAAAGTTTAGAAACAAAAAATGAAGATGGGATACTACAGCAAACCGAAGAGCAAACCCAAACCGAAGAGCAAAGCCAAACCGAAGAGCAAGGCCAAGCCGAAACCGAAGAAAAAATATTAACTGAGGAACCAGATAGAGATGACAATTGGTTTCTGAGTAAATTAAAAGAAAGATACGAAGTGGAGCTAGGCTCCATGGACGATCTTAAAAACGTTCTTTCAAATACCGAAAAAGAAAATCTTCCCGAAGACGTTGAGAAGTATTTGCAATACAAGAAAGAGACCGGAAGGTCATTTAGTGATTTTGCTGAACTTCAAAAAGATTGGGCGTCTGTTTCAGATGCTGATGTAATTCGTCAGTATTACGAGCAAACTAAACCACATTTAGATCGGGGAGACATAGAGCATATTTTAAGTGAACAATTTTCTTATGATGAAGAGTTAGATGATGATAAGGAAGTTAAAGCTAAAAAGATTGCTTATAAAGAAGCATTGTATGAAGCTAGAAATCATTTTGAAGGCCTGAAGGAAAAATACAAAGCGCCACTAGAGTCTAGTGAGGCTGATATTCCTGATGCTTACAAAGAGGCGTTTAGCTTTTATGATGAATATAAAACTAAATCTGAAAAGGATTCTGTTATTCAGAAAAAACAAGCTTCTCATTTCACTGAGAAAACTAATGCTTTGTTTTCCGAAGAGTTCAAAGGTTTTGAATTTAACTTGGGAGATTCGAAGAAGGTTTTTAAACCAAGTGATATTGAGAAAGTTAAGTCCGTTCAGAGCAATGTTCAAAATTTTATCTCTCAGCATTTGAATGAGGATGGACTTTTAAAAGACCCAGCTGCATATCATCGCTCGTTGTTTACGGCGATGAATCCTGATGCCATAGCAAAACATTTTTATGATCAGGGAAAAGCAGATGCCACTGGAAATATTATTAAGGAAACTAAAAATATAGACATGGGCGTAAGGGAGAATGTTGTTACCGATACGACAGGGACTAAGTTTAGAGTGGTAGAATCTGATGATCAGTTTGAGTTTAAAATTAGAAAAAGAAACTAAAAACCTTAAAACTATTTAAACATGTCTGTAACAATGACCGGAGTAGGTGGAGCTTTAACCCCCTCTCCTTCGAAAGCTACGCTTTCAAGTAATTATCTTGGGTCAAGTATTGAGTTTACTTCTCAATACCTTCCCGATGTACACGAAAAAGAATTTGAAAAATACGGAAATCGTTCTGTATCTTCTTTTCTAAGAATGGTAGGAGCTGAAATGCCTTTTGCCTCTGATGTAATTCAGTGGTCTGAGCAAGGAAGACTTCACCTAGCTGTAACTGGTGCAACTAGAGCTGCTGATGTAATCACCTCTAATGGCCACCCTTTCCGAGTAAACCAAACAGTAATTATTTCTGACGGAACTGACCAGGAAAAAGCCATCATAACTGCGACAACCACAAATACATTTACAGTTGCCTCTTATGAGAATGCGAATCTTGCAGCAGCTATTGCCACAACTGGCCTTAGTGTGTTTGCTTTTGGTTCTGAATTTAAAAAAGGAACTAATGGAATGTCTGGAAGTCTAGAGGCTCCTAAAGATATCCAAACCAATAACCCAATTATTATCAAAGATAAATATGAAGTTAATGGTTCTGACTTAGCTCAGATCGGATGGATTGAGGTCACTACTGAAAATGGCGCTACTGGATATCTATGGTATTTGAAATCAGAGCATGAAACTCGTTTGCGTTTTGAAGATTACCTAGAACTTTCTTTGGTGGAAGGTAGACCTGCTGCAACCTCTTCTGGTGCTGAAGGAGCTGGATACAAAGGAACTAAAGGTTTGTTCTATGAAATCGAAAACAGAGGTAACATTTCTACTGGTTCAATTCAAGGTAGAACTGACATTGAAGAACTAATTAAAGTTCTAGATAAAGAAGGAGCTATTCAAGAAAACGTCATGTTCGTTAACAGAACTAAATCTTTCGAGATTGATACTGTTTTGGCTGCTCAAAATAACTCTGGTGCTTCTACTGCATCTTATGGTTTGTTTGACAACGACGAAAGCATGGCCTTAAATCTTGGATTTATGGGCTTTAACTTGGGATATGATTTCTATAAGTCTGATTGGAAATATTTGAATGACGCTACTACAGGAGCTTTAACTGCTGGTGTAGACGGAGTTATTGTACCTGCTGGTACCACCACTATTTACGATCAGATTCTAGGGAAGAACGCTACTCGTCCTTTCTTACATGTAAAATATCGCAAGTCAGAAGCTGAAGACAGAAAGTATAAGTCTTGGGTAGTTGGATCTGCTGGAGGAGCTGGAATGTCTAGCGACTTGGATGCAATGCAAGTACACTTCTTGTCTGAGCGTGCACTATGTGTGCTTGGCGCTAACAACTTTATCTTGATGAAGTAATTTGATTGGATAGGCTGGGGGCTTCGGCCCCCATTACCTGTCATTTTTGATTTTAATTTAATACTTAATAAAATGCCTAGAAAAAACCCAGCTTCCTCTTGGGAGCTAAAAGACAGAATTTATATTCTTAAAGGAGGATTGACTCCTGTGAACTACATATTGCGTTCACGACATCACCTAAACAAACCCCTGCAATATTTTGATGGAACTAGAAGCAGATCTTTAAGATATGCATCAAACCAAGTTTCAATATTTGAAGATGAGCAAATGGGGGATGTAACACTTCCAGCTGTAATCTTTAAAGATGGAAAGCTTATTGTTCCAAAAGAAAATACTCTTTTGCAGCAATTTTTATCTATATATCATCCTGACCTTAATAAGGTGTACATGGAGTTTGATGCAAACAGAGAAGCTGAATCAGAAGTTAAAACTGTAGAGCAAGAACTAGAAGCAATGAACATAGCTAAAGACCTTCCTATAGAAGATTTAGAAGCTATCGCTAGAATTGTTTTGAAAGGAAGAGTATCTGACATGGCCTCAAACGAAATAAGAAGAGACATGCTTATATACGCTAGAAAAAACCCTAAAGAGTTTATTGATTTAACTAAGGACGAAAACATTAACTTAAGAAACATAGCGGTCCGATCTGTTGAGATGGGAATCTTATTTATTAAGGATGATCAAAGAACAGTTTGCTGGAACGATGGCAAAAAAGAAAAGATTATTACTGTTCCTTATGGAGAAAATGTATATAGCGCATTAGCTGTTTACTTTAAAACAGACGAGGGACTAGATGTACTTCAGGCCATAAACAACAAGCTATAGTAAATCCACCTAAACTGTAGCTGAAATGAAGGGGTCGAAAATATCGACCTCTTTTTTTTTCGTACATTTGTATCATGATAAATCATGTAAGAAATACTGTTTTAACTGTTCTCAATAAGGAGAATAGAGGTTTCATTACGCCTCAGCAATTTAACTCGTATGCTAAACATGCGCAACAATTGTTGTTTAATCAAAAGGTTTCTGAGTACTCAAGGATGGTGGCTCAAAGAAATTCTAGGATGATTTCTACAGACTTTATGGATCGAGTGGATATTTTAAAATCTGCCTTAGAGGCGTTTACTGTAGAGGAGACTGTTACAAAATCTATTGATAGATATGTAAAGCCATCAAGCATTCAGCATTTAGTGGCTATTAGATACAACAACAAAGATGTCGAACAGGTGTCGAGAGATAAGGAAAGATATTTAGTTGGTTCAAACCTTACCGATCCAACAGAGAATTACCCAGTGTTTGTTGATAGGGGTAGCGATATTATTGTTTACCCAACAACACTTGCTCAAAATGTAGATTTTATATTTATTAGAAATCCAAAAGATCCTAAATGGACCTATAATACTGTTGGAGAGAATCCAATATTTAATATTAACGCACCTGACTATCAAGATTTTGAACTAGATGAAGATGAGTCTGTAAACTTGATTGTAGAGATATTGAAACTGACTGGTGTTACGATTAGAGAATCAGAAGTAACGCAAGCGGCTACAACTATCGACCAGGTAAATACAAGCAAAGAAGCATAAGATGGCCTTAACTGATCAACAATATTATTCCTCGGCAGACAATTATGGTGGCTCACAATTTGTGTCTCTTAAAAATATTATAAACAACTTCTATCTGTTTTATGTAGGAGATGAAAAGTTAATTAATAATGTTAGTAGGTTTGATGTTGTCTTTCATGCTAAAAGGGCCGTTCAAGAATTAAACTATGATGCCCTAAGAAATGTAAAAGCATTGGAGCTGGAGCTTCCAGATACTTTGCAGCTTGTTCTCCCAAAAGATTTCGTTAATCTAGTTAGATTGTCTTGGGTAGATGAAAGGGGAAGGTTGCATCCTTTAATGGTTGACAACAACACTACAATCGCTAAAGCATATCTTCAAGATAATAACTATAACATTTTGTTTGATAGTAATGGGGTAGCCCTAGAGGGAAATTCTTATATAGATGATAAGCTATCTCAAATTGAAAATACAACTCAAGATGCGGTATCATCTTTAAGTGATGAGTTTTTTGGAGGAAGGTTTGGATTGGATCCTTCAATATCTAATGTTAATGGAAGATACAATATAGACAAAGCAGCTGGTGTTATAAGGTTTAGCTCTGAAGTAAAAGGCAAATATGTTGTTATTGAATACATAACAGATGGATTGGATTATTTAACTGAAGATGAAATACAGATAAACAAGCTGGCAGAAGACTACATGTATAAGCAAATAGCATACGAAGTTATCAAGCATAAGTTTAATGTTCAAGAATACGTTGTTCGTAGAATTAAAAATGAAGCGTATGCCTCGATGAAAAACATGAAAATCCGTTTAATGGACATCCATCCTTTCGATTTGATTCAAACATTGAAGGGAAGAAACAAATGGATTAAATAATGAAGTTTAAAAATATCTTTAGTTCTGGAAAAATGAACAAAGACCTCGATGAACGACTTGTTCGGAAGGGGGAGTATCGTGATGCATTAAATCTTAAAGTTTCTAATTCAACTGGATCCGACGTAGGGTCTGTTGAAAATGAAATGTCCAATGCTGTGCTCACAAGTCTTAATATGGGCACCAATGCTATATGTATAGGTTCGGTTGCAGATGATGCAAACAATATGATATATTGGTTTGTTAGATCAGAAACGGGAAGTTATATATGTGAGTATGATGTTGACAATGATTCTTCAGAATTTGTTTTACTTGACACCAGAACTGGAAATAACAATGTTCTTAACTTTACAAAGACAAACTTTATTGAGGGTAATGTTTTAATAGACATAGACAATAATAAAAAGTTTTTGTTTTTTACGGATGGCATTAACCCGCCGAGAAGAATTGAAGTAAACTCTGCAAAACTTATAGATGGGAATGATTTTGACAAATACGACATAGATGTTGTTCAGAAGCCGCCCTTATACCCTCCGTCGCTAACACTACAATCAGCGTCTAATGCAGAGAATAGTATAGAGGAAAGGTTCTTATATTTTTCATATCGCTATAAATATAAGCATGGTGAATATTCAGCCATATCTCCTTTTTCAGAGCCTGCGTTTTTTCCAAAAACTTTTTCAATAGACTTTACCTCTGGACTAAACAAATCCATGGTAAACAATTATGGGAGGGTCGATGTTTCATTTGACACTGGAGCAAAGAATGTTACAGATGTTGAAATAATATTCAAGGAGAGTAATTCAAGTACTCTGTATGTTGCAGAATCTTTTAATAAAGAGGACAAGAGCTGGTCAAACAGTCAAACACAAACATTTACTTTTGATAATTCAAAGATATACAAAGTCCTTCCAGAGAAAGAGCTTCTTAGGGTTTATGATAATGTTCCTTTAAAGGCTAAAACTCAACAACTAATAGGCAATAGAATTGTTTATGGCAACTATGTTGAGAACTTTAATCTAGTTAATGCTAATGGAGAAAATATAAAGCCTAACATTTCTGCCGCTCTATCTGCAAGCACAATAACTTCAGCCCCAGTAAAAAGTGTTAAGTCAAACAAAGACTATGAGATTGGTCTGGTTTATTTAGATGATTATGGCAGATCAACAACTGTTGTAACTTCAGAGGGAAATTCTGTAAACGTTCCTTTGAGTAGTCAAAAACTACAAAATGAACTAACAATTACTATCGACCACTTGCCCCCAGCTTTTGCAAAAAAGTATAGGGTTTATGTGAAGCAAAGTAAGGGTGATTATGAATCAATATCTCCTGCTATATTCTATGAAGAAGAAGAGACTGGATATGTTTATGTCCAGTTAAATGGAAATGATAAGAATAAAATTAAAGAAGGCGATTTCTTAGTTGTTAAAGCAGACAGTAGGGGAGCTAAGACTGGTCTTATTGAAACTCAAGTTTTAGAAATTAAGGAATACAATGTTAACTTTTTAGAAGACAGCACATATCCAGGAGAGGGGGACCCTCCAATTGCACAACAAGCTGGACTGTATGCTAAGTTTAAGCCAAGTGGATATAGTCTATCTACCTCTGATTATGATAGAACAGAGCATACAGACTACGATAATACAAGTAACAGAAGGAGCAATCCATTAGGCATAAGCTTTTCGTCTTCTTCTGTTGAAGGTCCGTTTTATTATGGAACAAACGGAAGTGTTACCGATGTTACTATTGGTGGGACATATAATATAGCAGAGGAATTTGCAAGAGTAAGAATAGAAATTGACGGAATAAATGTTGATGTAAACGGAGACGGGTCATTGATTGTGGATACTTTCCAATGGTCGGTTGATACATTAGACAATGATGCCACAAACACTTTAAGTGCTACTGGAATTACAATAACTCCGGGAACGCCAATTGCTTTGACTGGATCTGGATTAACTATAGATTTTGCTGCTGCAACTGGACATACGCTTGGGGACAGATGGATGTTTAATGCAAGGCCATCTTCTGTTGCCAATAAATATATAAATAGAAGATATAGTAAGGCATTTTCTACATTTAGAAGCTTCAGTAAAGAAGAAGAGGAAATTAATCTTGGAACGATAATAAACATAACCTATGACGAATATAATAGGGCAACTCAGTATGTTACACACGAATTTGTTTCAAGTCAACGATACGATAACTTAGAAGAATGGTACCATGAAAGTGGGGCTAAAGCTACAATAGGAAATGATATTACAGAGGAAAGAATATTCTTTCTTAGAGGAACATACGGAGATGTTCAGTCAACCATAACCGGAGATCCTAACGACGATCTTTTAATGATCATTAGATCTAAATACACACAAGAAAGTGATACATCAAAAAGAGTTAAGGTTAGCAATAATATAGTTTTGTTGTCTAGAACTAGTGACGACATAATTAATTTTGAAACTAAACCAGAAAATATAAATTCAGAAATATTCTACGAGCTACCAGCAACGTATGAAATAAATAGTCAGGGATACCACGATGTTCCTGGAGGTGGAACTGCTCAGACTGATAGCAACGCAGCTACATTTACTATACCTTTCTTTAATTGTTTTTCTTGGGGCAACTGTGTTGAGTCATATAAAATAAAAGATGACTTTAATGCTAAGTATTTTGATCCAGAAAACAGGCCCTCTTCAAATTTAAAAGATTATAAGCAGAACAATAGGACCACATCATTGACTTACAGCAATGTCTATGATCAAACAACTAAGTATAATGGGCTAAATGAATTTAACCTTTCAACTGTCAATTACAAAGATATGGATGACTTCTATGGAAGCATCAATAAGATTGTAGGAAGAGAGGCTGACTTAGTTGTATTCCAAGAGAATAGGGTTTCTAAGTTATTATTCAACAAGAATGTTCTTTTCAATGCTGACGGAAGTGGAAATGTTGCTGCATCAACAGATATATTAGGGCAGGTTTTACCATATCTTGGAGAGTATGGAATCACTGCAAATCCTTTTTCTGTGGTAATATGGGGAGGGAGAATATATTTTGTAGACGAAAGAAGGAGAGTTGTATGTCGATTATCACAAGATGGAATTACTCAGATCTCTGATTATGGAATGATAGACTGGTTTAGTGACAA